CGAAAAGGAGTGATATCACTAATCTCTGTATCCTGGGAATAACCGCCCCGGGTATAATCATCCATCAATGCATTTTCAATATCTATTAAAAATCTATTAAGATAAGTATCTGTTGATTCACTGGCGTCTTCATCATGCCGGATCCAAAGATCGAGATATACTGTGAGCGTACAAGTAACAAGCGGGTTATTTTTATTGTGCCTTGGCTCCCCGCCGGCATTAATAATAATACAGGGAACCAAACGCGTGGAATTTCCCGACTGCTTCCATCTTTGCACACTGAGAATATCATTCTCGTAGCCATTCTCAGTTTTTATTAACCCTAAGGCCACTTCAATATCCTCTAATATTTTTTCTCTTACTGATTTTTTAGCCATTTCTCAATCTCATTGCCAAGCCTGGCCGGAATAGAACTTTTTCAAAGCTTTATCTACTCCTCTATTCAAATAAGTAAAAACTTTATTCTGCATTGAATCCCAAACACGATAAAACTCTAAACGCGGTTTAAGAGTAACACTTCTTTTAAGAACGTATAAAGGCTTAACCTCTCCACCTATATTTTGGGCTAAAAATGTTTTTCCTCTTGATACTATCTCAAATGTATTTTTTAAATTACCCGGATCTTTATATTTCTTCTTTAATTTTCCTCGAGCATTAAACATCTCGGTTCTCATTGACAAAGGTACTGCTAATCTACTCCCGCCGGAAGCTGTGACCTTTCCCCCGACTTCATGCTTCTTGGCCACCTCCGAAGGCGTAAATATTTCCAAGCCCATTCCTTCGATTGTTGGCGATACTAACATAGTCCGAACAAAAGTTCCGAATAAGCCCTTGCGGCCGTCTCCGCGTATACCCGGAGGACCCTGAAGCCTCTCCTTGCGGAAAGTACCTAAGAAACTTCTCTGGATATGGTCAAATTCTTTTCCAAGCTCATGCCGTAAAGCATTAGGAACCGCCCTTATCGCTTTTTCCAGTTTCCTTGTATCAACTTCCAGATCTAACATCTTTACCTCTGCACTTTAAGCTGCCATAAACCTAAATCTTTTTTAACGATCTTAATCACTGCCCAATCAACCGCGTCTTCCCCTGTTCTCACCGGAAAAGAAACCATATCGCCACTTATATTCACCGAGCTAACTCCCTCATCCGCATCGTTAGCAATATGAATCTCAGCTTGCTTCTGCAATATCCTTCCCTGGTCTTCGCTTCCTGGCTCTATCGGTTCACGCACAACAATCGCCTTAATAGTTTTTGCGTCCTGGTCTAAAGGAGTATAAGTTATCGCCTCAGCCACTTCATCCTGGTTGAGAATAGTATTTATAGCGTCACTCTTAATAATGTCTTTAAAGCTCATAATAATTAAGATAACCCGCAAGGCTAAAAAGCCCTGCGGGAATTTCTACAATTTACAATTAGCCGTCAACTTTCATTAGATGTCCGAAATACGAATCGATGATTTTCTCGTCTATGTCGTGGCGTACACGAAAGACATCGCTTCTTATAGCGTCGTCACGATAAGACTCTACCACCGGATTTGCCGGGCTGTCAGATGTCCACAAGAATGTTCTCCCTACGCTGGGCTCTTTCAGATTTTTAGGATTGTCGGCTACTACCGCAACCATAGCGTAATCATCATCCCAGATGTCAGAACCAGAAAAGGTTAGTTTCTTATTAGCAGTATTGCGTATAGCTTTACCTACAAAAATTTTCTTAATCCCAAACAACGCTCCTAAGGCTGCGAATATCTCATCATCGGTTAACTTAGTAGTGTATTTGATAGCATCCTTAATTGCTGTGTTAGCCTTAAGCCGGTTAAGATTTGTCTCACTGAAAATAAGCGCGTTAGGCATAAGCCCGGTATTCTGGCGCACTAATTCTTTTGATGCTCGAACTTGGCTAAGAACATCACTACCAGCAGCATCCCACGGCGCACTTGAGTAATCAGTATAACGAGCTGCTCCAGTGAATGTCGTAGTATTAAAAAGAGCCTGAGCAATACGATATTCCTGAGCAAGAAGAATCAGCCCCACGATTTGCTCTACAGTAACTAACTCAGCAGAAAAATCGTTGGCGTATAATCTTTTCTCGCTATCATCCAACGGTCCTTCAAGTCCATGCTCAACGCAGCTAAAATTCTTTTCCTCAGTCTCAAAATTCAGCCTGTTGTAATTTCCGCCTGGGGCCCGTTTAGTTTCTGGAATCTTAGTTAAGCATTCCCTGGTAATCGCGTTAAACACAGATGCTTTTAACTGGGTCTCAAAAAGCGGAAGGGCCAGAAGCCCGATAAGCTCGCTTCTTTTGAGAATAAACTCTAAAACCGCTTGGCCTAAATCCATACGCGGGGTTGTCCTTGTGCCTGAGTGTTCTATACCCATTTTTTACCTCCTGATTCTAATAATTATTAAACTATACTTATTCCACTCTATAAAATTTTTATCAGACTTTTAGTCGTCCATAATTGATTCTATAACCGCACCATCACCAGAAGCAGCTTCAAGGGCTTTACCATACTTGTCTGTCGAAGAAGAAGTCGTCGACACTTTACCATCGTCAGCACCATAAATGGTTGCTCCTGCTGTAATGACTCCTGCTGCAGTAATCTCTACTGTTCCCGGATATGCCCTTTTTAATGCCACAGCTATTGGCATTGTGATCGCCGCTTTTGCCAAAGTAACACCCACGTAATCATCAGAATCATCCGCATATTCAACCGCTACGCCGCTGCCAGTGGTTAGCTTAACCCTGCGAGCTGCCTCAAGAGCCTCAGTGGCTGTAAATGTTTTAATTCCCGGATTATACATACTTACCTCCTTTTCAATATTAATAATTCAAAATTTACCTAACCTCAACAAGCTTACTCTTTTCTTGGCTCAGCAGTTTCTCTCAAAGCTTCCGCTAAACTGCATCCATTCTCTTTCTGGTACTTTTTAGCCTTGCTTAAATGATCTGAACCTTCCGGATTTTCTGTATCCGCTCCAGGAGGTGCGTTTTTCTCTGCTTCTAAGTCTTTTAAGCGTTTACCTCTCATGCTTGCCAATGCTGTATTAAGATCCTGCCCTTTTTCGATAGCTTCCTCAAGCAGCGACTCCATCCCCATCCCGGCAAACTCAGTCTGTGCCGCTTTCACTATCCCAAGCGTACGTGCCCTTTCTGCCTGGGTAGCCGCGCTTTCCAATCCTGTAACCAATTCCGGTCTCTCCTGCTTCAACTGTTCAAGAGTTACGTCTTTTACTTCAATACCCATCTCACCCACCTCCTGTTTTTTCTTTTTTTCTAAACCTGTTTTTTCCTGATTAACCTCCTCTATCTCAACCCGATTAACCTTGAATCTCTCAAGGAAAGCAATCACTTTTTCTAAAGCATCGGGACTACTTAAAAGATTATCTAAAAACTCTGTTGCTTTCGCTGAAAGCTCTACACTTTCATTAAAGAAACTTCCGAACATACCGTTATTCGCGGCCGGGCTGTCAACAACATCAACACTATTGAGTGATTTAACCCTCAACAAAGGCGCCAATTCGGTTACACCATCGTCTTTTTGCTTTTGAGTTATTTCCTGTTCCTCAAGTTCGTAATCACCTAACACAACTGATGTTCCGAAAGCGTCAGGATCCTTTTCTGCAAGATCAATCACATACGAGGCTAAATCACCGCTCGGTGTATCATAAGCTGTCTTGCTAAAATACAAATCAGCCCTGGTAACGTCTCCGTCTTTAACAAAATTCTTAGCCCGGGCAAGAAACGTCCCTAAGGCGGTTGTGCTCATGTTAGGATGGCCAAAACGTGACTTTAACCCTAACTTTTTATGCACCTTGCCGGCAGAAACAATTTGCTCAAGAGTAATATTATCAATAACCCAACCACGGGAATCTTTTACATTACCTTTAGTCATTATTGCTATACCCCGGATAAGTCCTTTCGAGTTTTTATCTTCATAATCTCGTTCAATTCCGTCGGCGCCTTGTTTTATTCCCCGGGTAACTTCTAATCTTCGGTTGATTTGTTCTTTAGACATAAGTTGCCCCCTTTTTTGATTTTTCTGAATTTAAAACAATTACTTTAGGCTGAACCATTGCGTTAGCCGGGGTTAAAGCAATGCGGGATCCGCCAATGGCGTACACCTTCACAATAGAAATCTTAAAATAATCCTTTATATTAAATTTAATATTTTGATATGTTGGGTATTCATCGAGGCTGAACCCTCGACAAATTAAATCTTTCTGTTTTGTTTCTTTTTTCTTTTCTACAGTCATTTAATCTTTCCCCTCTTCGATTTTCTCGACAACCTGATTAGCCGTACTTTCTTCTTTTTTGTCTGAACTAAGGCTAATCCCATGTTCATCCTCAAGAGTTTTTATCTTTTTTTGTTCGCGGGCTCGCTGCTCTAAATTGTCTTCCCAATCCTCACCATGGGCTGCCGCTTCTGCTGCAAGAGTAGAATGATTACTGTCAACAGCCATAACAGAGGCTTTAACCTCTTTTTGAGGATCAACCCATTGCCATCCTGGGGCTATCCATTTACTTTTTACATAGGCCCAGCGATTCTGGTAAAAATCTAATATCGGCAGCTCTCCTTTTAAGTAAGCCTCTTCAATCAGCAATTCAAAAACCGGCTGTCCTAATTTGTTAGCCACGAATCTCTGTTGTTTTTGAAAGAAACGCCTGGCTTCGATTAAGGCTGCCCGGGTATTGGAATAATTAGACTTAGAAAAATCCTTAGACAATATTTCATAGGGTATATTCAATCCGGATGAAATATCGCGTAAGATTCGCTCCATAAAAGCGGCGAATGTTCCGCCTGGACGGTTAGGCGCGAATGTTCCATAGTCTTCACCTGGCTCAAGGTATGGAATCATCCCGGGATACATATCTTCTATTTTTTTATCGTCGACGTCTGTGCTTGATTTTCTGGCCATTGCCGCGCCCATAGCATTATCTTTTTTAATTATTAGGCCAATACAAGCCGCCATTCTGGCCGCGATAAGTTCCGCTTCCATGTATTCGTATCGATCCTTAAAAAGATTTATTACCGGCGAGAAAAAAGGCTCGCCGCGTGTTTGACCGGAACGCAAAACATGATATAGATGAAAAATCTTTTTTACTCCGAACTTATCTCTGGCCGGATACTTGATATAACTATCAATATCATTTCCGCTGCCTCTTCCAAATATCCAGTCTCCGGGATGAGTTTTTTTAATCCAGTATTCTATTGGTTGGCCATATTTGCCGATTTTAACTCCTGAACGGATATCTTTGCTTCCGTAGAGTCCTCCGGGAGTGCTTAATCTGTCGGATTCTATACTTTGCAGAGCTAAACTGTACGGCCGGTTACGGTTTTTAATTCTTAGCGGTAGGATTATTGCTTCACCGTTAGCAAACCTTGACCTTTCTTCCAGCTCTTCAATCTCGTAAAAATCCAGGCGGCCGCCAGCATCAGCATACGGCACCCATCTTGCCCATATCTTTTCAAATTGTTTTTGCAGTTGAGAAGCATAGTCCTCATTAATCTTTAAAATTTCTTTATCGACTCTGCTTTGAAGTTTTATTCCCGACCCGATAATGTTCGTTATGATAGTTTCAATGCCACCGGAAGCAATCGCGTCATTTCTTATCAAGTCCCTACTTCTTTCGCGCAGTCGCGGCAAGTCTGTTAAAAGGTCTTGATCAGCTGAACCTCCTCCAGGACCCCATGAACTACGGAATCTATCTACCTTAGCGCCGCGGTAAGATCCAAACATTGACTTGCCAACATATCGGAAATATTTTCTTTTCGCTTCGGTCTTTGGAGAAAAAATACCGATTGCCCGGTCAATCCCTGATGACAACCTTTCACTAAAACTTTTCTTTGTATTTTTTTCAGCTTTCATTCTTATCTATCAAACCCCGCGTAATTTGTCGCACTCGTTGAACTCTCCGCATTAATCTCTTTTTTTAGCTGAGTACGCAAATTCATTAATTCTGTTAGGGAATACTTTTGAATGTTTCGGCCGGAAATATTGTAAGACTGAACAGCACCGCCGGACATAATGGCATTGATAGCCGTTTCAACGTTATCGAGTATTGTTTGTTTTGTCGGTGCTGACATTCATTACCTCATTTTTATCTCATACTTATATTTTAGAACTTGTCAAGGGGTTGTCAAGATAGTTGGTGCTACAGCATAGCACTAACTTATTATTCTATTCTGCCTCAACAGCTTTGAATTTATGCTTACATTGCCGGCAAGAATAATAACGTAATTTTGGTCTAGTTGAATAACATTTAACATTTTTGCTGTCACACGCAGGGCATCTGATAGGATAAAAAACTACTCCGTTGATGTTATGGCTTTTATCGTCAACTGAAGCTTTTACTCTTTTCTTCTTAGGCACATGCCCATTCAGCCAATTGCTCTTCTTCTCTACCCACTTATCCACGTTTTGACCAATCCCCCTGTTTGCGGATCCACCCACCGCCTTTCCGTGCTTTCTCCGGCCTCTTCAGAATTACAGGCTTGGGCTTATCCTCTTCACGCAAAGCATAAACTCTTAACATCTCGGCTGCAGCTGTAGCATAAATTTCGCAATCCCAAAAGTTATTCATGGAATGAGATGAAAGCTTTTTCCACACCTCGCGACCCGGACCGCGTTTCCCTCTTTCTATAATCTTACCTTCCGCGCACATCTGCTTAAGATACATCTCTGAAGGATCCCGCGGCAAATGCCATTTGCTTGTGCCTTCTATCCCCGTATTTATAAAACGCGCGACCTTATCTTTAAAAAGGGTTACATCAAGATTATAAAGTTTTAATCCCCCAGGCATATTCTTCCCGTTAGGATACTTATCTAAATTAGTCATTTTGTACAGCATCCCGCCTAAATCCTGTTTCCCTTTTATTGCCCTGGCTAAACCAACCCATTCCCTGCATACGTCATATACCTCTGTTGTATGATAGCCGGTATCAACATTAACTAGATGAACTTGAAAAGGCTCAATGCCTGGAATCTCAGAAGGATAATATTTATTAAACATTAAAAAGATATCTTCCCAGGATTCAACTAGAGCAGATTCAATCTTCCAAGATTCATAGCCTACGCCCCAGGCGCGCACAACATAATAAAAATGGTTGAGTTGAACATCAACGCCGGCAGTCAAAACAATCGCGCCATCGGGAACCGTGCCGGCAGGATACTCAAGAGCAAGCTTCTTCAGTTTCTCCGGTTTCCTTTCCTCAATCTTCTCTTTCCACTCCTCAGCCAGCCAGCTATTAACAAAGTTCATCAACAGCTCACTTCGCCCCTTAACGCTTAGAAATTCTGCAGCTATCTCTGAAAACGTTAACCATGGTGAATACAAAGCGTTAATCCAGAAGCCTCTATGTGTTGTATAATTCTTTTTACCTTTGACTTTTCCTTTGTTATTGATACTACAGCCTTCCGGAATCCACTTACCCTTGATCATCAACTTCTGCTTCATAGTATCAGTGATAGCTTTTTTGCATTCAGTGCACTCATACCATGCCAGCCGCTTTGCTTTTATCGTTTCAGGATTACGTTCATCCTTAGGAAATTTGATTTGCGTAAATACAAGCACTTGATACTTGCCGCAATGAGGACATGGTACATAATATTTGCATTGGTCTGATCTCTCATACTCCCGGGAAATGTACCCTTCCTCTATGGTTGGTGTCGACACCTTTACTATCTTACGATTCCAGAAGGTTCGAGTTCTCTCGGTAGCCAACTTTATAGGGTCGGCTTCTTTTCCTGAAAATGGCGGGTATTTATTAATCTCATCAAGAAAAAGG